ACCAAATGGAACAACCAATCCGGTTACCGGAGCTTTGCCAACAATTCAAAGTTTGTTGACTAGCAATTATTTAGATTTAGATGCACCTGAACCAACATTATACGCTCAAGGCACACTGTTATGGAATACCCGTCGCAGTGGATTTAATGTAAAAACATTTGAAGCTGATTATTTTAATACGACCAGTTTCTATGTTCCAACATACAGCGGCACAACACAGTATATGTTCAACGACTTTGTTAACTATAATGGCACAATCTATGTTTGTATGGTTGCACCTCCTGGCGCAGGAACCGCTCCAACCGATACTACCTATTGGGATCCAATAGATTCCGCCAATGGTGGCATCAACACCTGGGTCACAGCCAGCGGAAATAAAAATGATGGATCGCCATACATGGGACGTCAGGCACAACGTGCTATTATTGTTGCTGCTCTAAAGAGTGGTATAGACAGTAGCACTCAAGCACGTGAAGAACAACGTGTGTTCAATTTGATTGCTTGTCCTGAGTATCCTGAATTGATTCCCAACATGGTTGAACTTAACAATGATCGCAAGAACACAGGTTTCATCATTGGTGATACACCATTGCGCTTAGGGCCAGATGGCACGTCACTTACTACTTGGCAGAGTAACAACAGCGGTCTTGGATTACCAGCCGGTGATGGACTGGTAGCAAATGATACATATCTTGGTGTATTCTATCCTAGTTGCCAAACCACAGATACAACAGGCAGCCCAGTGGTTCAACCGCCTAGTCATATGATGATTCGCACAATCATACGTTCAGATGAAATATCATATCCTTGGTTGGCTCCAGCTGGAACATTGCGTGGTGTAATTGATAACGCTGCACAAATTGGTTATGTAAACGGAATTACAGGCGAGTTTGTATCGGTTGGTATTACTCAAAGCGTAAGAGATGTATTGTATCAATTGAATATTAATCCAATTACATTTATTCCTGGTATTGGTATTACCAACTTTGGCAACAAGACTGCTACAAGTGTAACGACTGCCATGGATCGCATTAACGTGGCACGGTTAGTAGCGTTTATACGTGGCAGATTGACAGAAATTGGTAATCAATATTTGTTTGAGCCAAACGATCAAATTACTCGCAACCAGATTTCAAATGCAGTTACCAGCTTGATGATTGATTTGGTAGCAAAACGTGGTCTCTATGATTACCTAGTAGTTTGTGACTTGAGTAACAATTCACCAGCCACAATCGATGCCAACGAATTATATGTTGATATTGCAATTGAACCAGTCAAATCAGTTGAATTTATTTACATTCCATTGCGAATTGAAAATACCGGAGCAATTGCATCCAGTATGAGCACAGTGGCAGTAGCACATTAATCCATGGTAACAGTTACCATAAATAAAGTATATAGGAGATAATACCATGGCAGTTTCATCACTAAGTAGAATGACAGTTCCACTGGCAAGCGATCAAAGTAGTCCTAGCCAGGGCTTGTTGATGCCAAAATTGAAGTATCGCTTTCGCGTTACTTTCCAGAATTTTGGCGTTAGTCAACCAGTAACTGAAATGACCAAACAGGTGGTTGATTTTAAACGTCCTCAAGTGGAATTTGCTGAAATTCCAATTCCTATCTACAACAGCACAATCAAATTGGCCGGCAAATACACTTGGCAAGATACCACTTGCAACATACGTGATGATGCCAGCGGCGCTGTATCTAAATTGGTTGGCGAACAGCTACAGAAACAATTGGACTTTATGGAAATGGCATCGGCAGCTTCGGGTATTGACTACAAGTTTTTAACTGTGTTTGAAGTGCTAGACGGTGGTAATGGAACAGCTACACCGATAGCATTGGAAACTTGGGAACTGTATGGTTGCTATCTCAAATCAGTTGACTACGGTGAAATGAACTACGGAACCAGCGAAGCTGCGCAGATTGCGTTGACCATAACATTTGACAACGCAAATCAAGTAGCAGGTGAAGGTGTTGGCACAGTAATTGGACGCACAGTGGGCGACGTAGCAACAGGCGCCGGCGTTTAATATACCATGGCCTTTGGTCAAGATTTCCTTAAAGGATTTGTTGGGTTTGACGGGCTAAAGGATTACAGTCACGCTGCCAAAACATTTTTAACCAACGGATATGAACTTGCGCCCAGGCAAAAGTTTCTATTTCATGTTTACTTTACACTCAACATAGAACAAATTCCAGGCTTACGTAGTGCTTTTCCAGGCAACGACAATGCACAAATTGGTCTAATGGTCAAAACTGCACAGTTGCCTAGTTATCAAATGAGTGTAGAAACTCTTAATCAGTATAATCGTAAGCGCCTAGCTCAAACCAAGATTGAATACAATCCAGTCCAAATAGAATTTCACGACGACGGTGGCGACCTGGTTCGTAATATGTGGTATAACTATTTCAAATACTACTACAAAGATCCTAGCCAAAAGTATGACAATGTGACCAGCACCAATGGACAGATGGCTGCCGTGGTAGGCACTGGCCCTGGATTCAGTTACAACAACAGAGATATATACGATCCGTATCTTCCAGTTAACGATTGGGGATATATCGGCGAATCCTACAATGATGGATACACCACTTCAAATGGTGGTAAACCTGCATTCTTTAAAGATATTCGTATCTATGGGTTAAATCAACACAAGTTTGCTGAATACATTCTGATCAATCCTATGATCACTGATTGGCAACATGACACCTATGATTATAGTCAAGGCAACGGCATTATGAACAATCGAATGACCATCAAGTATGAAACGGTCAAATACTACAGCGGAGCCATCGGCGGAGTCAGACCCGATACCAATGTAGCCGGATTTGCAGATCCTTCATACTATGACACAGTGCCTAGCGCACTGGCTCGCCCAGGAAGCACACAAACCGTTTTAGGACAAGGTGGCCTAATTGACGCAGGTATCGGCATCGTAGCTGATTTGGAAAGTGGCGGAGTAGGTGGCTTGATAGGAGCTACACAAACGGCTATGACTGCATTTAATACATTCAAAAATGCCAATCTCAAGAGCATAGTCAGTGCAGATCTTACCCAAGCCGGCCAAAATATTATTCGCAATGTATTGCCAGGTGCATTACGTTCAGCAACATTATCAGGCGGTGTAAATACTGCGTTAGGAATACCCAGTCAGCCAGTGACATATGGAAGTGGTGGTATATTCTTTCCTACTCCACCTACTACTACCCCTGGGGGATAATCATGAGCACAGTTAATGCCACCAATTACTCAATTGATCAAACAGTAAGAATTTTTGATCAATTTTATAATTATGCTGCCAATGTGCCAGCACAAGAATACGACGCAGTATTGAGTTATTTTAGTAGTGTCTTTACCACAATTGAGGCTGCTGAAAACTTTACCAGTGCATTGTTTAGAGTTGCAGAACAAACCAATACTGATGTGCTGACCTTGTTGCAAACATTTCAACAAACAGGCTCGTCACAACCACAAATAACTCTACTCATGGCTTATTATCTTAACAGTGTGCGTAGCACTTCTACCCTGTTGGGTGTTCTTGCGCCAACAACACCCAACTACTACGCGGCCAGAAACGTTCAGGCTTGATCATGCCTAATTTCCGTCAAGGCGCTTACGCAGTAAAAAATGCCACCAAGTATGTGGGCAAAGGAACTCCTCGCTATCGCTCTGGATGGGAACTTACATTCATGTTGTTTTTAGACAGCAACGACAATGTGTTACAGTGGGCCAGCGAAAGCATCAGCATACCCTATCGTAACCCACTTACTGGCAAACAAAGCATGTATATTCCAGATTTCTTAGTTACATATCGCGGACGCAACAATACCACCATCGCTGAACTGATTGAAATCAAACCCAAAAAACAAAGTCTACTTGAAAGCAAGGCAAGTGATCGCGACCGTGCTATTGTTGCTGTGAACTATGCCAAATGGGATGCTGCCACTAAGTGGGCCAAGCGCAACGGGCTTACATTTAGGGTAATCAACGAAGATATGATATATCACCAAGGTGGCAAGAAATAATAGCCTAACATACCGGCGGTAAATATGGTATGACCAGAAAATTAGAGGAGTTGTTTGATTTTCCGCCCTCAGAGGATCCTGATCCTACTGCGGAGCAAACTCACACACGCATTGTTGAAATAGATGCTACTATAGACAAGATTGATGCGGCCCTGCCCACAGTGCGTGACCTGGAAACTGGCGATCGTGAGCTGGATGATTTAGCCGCAAAAGCACAAGAAACCTTTGATGATCTAATGGATCTTGGCATGCAGGTCGATAGTCGCTATTCAAGTGAAATATTTGCCGTGGCCAGCACCATGTTGGGTCACGCACTCACAGCCAAGACAGCCAAGCTGAATAAAAAGTTAAAAATGGTTGATCTACAAATGAAAAAACTCAAATTGGATCAAGATCAGGCTCGCAACGCACCAGAACAAGCAATAGAAACAGCACACGGACAGGTGTTGAGTCGTAATGATTTGCTGGAACGTTTAATAGCCTCCGGCGCACAAAACAATAACAAAGCATAAATATCATATAGGGAAATAAACTAATGAAAAATTTTCAACAATACCTCGCAGAAAGTGAAAGAACTTACAATTATAGAATCAAAATTGTAGGTGATGTTGCTCCTGATTTCGTCAAGGCTTTAGAAGACAAACTTGCACAGTTTGACATTGTAAAGATTAGCCGGCCTAAATCCACCCCAGTGCAACTTAAACCTGCTGACTTTCCCAAGCACAGCAATGATAGTGTAACTAGTATGGATGTAGAATTCCGTTATCCAGCTGTTGAGCCACAGATTAAACAGCTTGCTCAATTGTTGTTTATGGATCCTAATCGTATCATCATGTTGACAACACCACACGAAGACGGCATGGATACAGAACGTGAAAAGGTTGCCGCTGAAAATAAAGATTTATTGACCGACACAGATTTTCCTGCCCCAGATGCAGAACAAAAGGCATTGAGTAAAGATTACTCTGCTCCATATGATGAACATGCTGTATTGAAGAACGCATACCGCAGTGACTTTACTGTGGCCGGTGGCAAGACACCGCCCGCAAAAACAACCAACGATTTACCAATGGGTAACGATAGCCCAATGACTAAAGTAAAACGCCCACCAAAGCCAGCTACTGGTGCAAACCCAAGAGGATAATAGAATGACATTTTTTCATGACTTAAACAAGAGAATGGCTGAACTGGCCAGCAAGCAAGATCTTAACGAATCCAAAGTAGCCGAAAGCGAAAAGTGGATCCAGAAAGCTGTTAATCCTGCTAACAAGGGCAACCTACACAAGGCTCTACATGTGGCGCAGGATGAAACAATCCCCAAGGCCAAAATTGAAAAAGCCA